TAGTTTACAGAGCATACCAACAAGCCGTAGGTGCTGCTGATTATCAAAATCAAGGTACAGTAGGAATGAAGCCTTTGAATTACTTAGGTCTTGAGTTATTCCCAACACAAGGTTTGTCTACTAGCTATATGTTAGCTGCTCAAACTTCAAATTTATGGTTTGGTACTGACTTGCAAGGTGACTTATCTAGTGGAGCGGTTAAATTTATCGACCAATCTATGGTAGATGGTAGTAACAACGTAAACTTCGTAGCGCAATGGGCTGCTGATACTAACTACGGTGTATCTGAGGAAGTTGTACTTTATACTCCTGTAGCGTAATGAGTTGCGACCTCGCGAATGGCAGAGCAGAAATCTGCAAAGACAGTATCGGAGGAATCAAAGCCGTTTACTTTATTAATTATGGTGACGCAACTATAACTAGTGATACGACAGATGATACTCAGATAGACGACTTAGGTACGTTAAGCGTATATAAGTATGAACTAAAGGGGACTAATCAATTAGACCAAACCATAAACTCATCTCGAGAGAATGGTACGACCTACTTTGAGCAGGCTCTTGGCATTATGTTGAAAAAGCAAGATGCGACAACCTCAAAAGAGGTTAAGATAATGGCTTATGGAAGACCTCAGATAGTAGTGCATTACCGAAATGGTGACGCAGTTCTTATGGGAGAGACAGAGGGAGCGGAATTAACAGGTGGTAGTATTGCCACAGGGACTGCTCAAGCCGATATGAACGGGTACTCTTTAACCTTTACGGGAACTGAGCCTAGTTATGCTAGACATCTAATAGGAGCAACGTCAGAAGACCCATTTGCAGGGTTGACGACAGCCCCTACAGTTGTAGCAGTTTAAAAATTCTCTATTTATTTTTGACCCCTTGCTATTTATTTAGTAGGGGGTTTTTTTATATAACCTCTTGAAACCCGCATTTTATCATACGAGTTGTACACTTTTGCCAATTATGTACAAATGGTAAGACGGTCAGGCTAGTGAGAGTCTACGATACAAGACATTGGGTAGTATATATATAAGGGGTAAACTTTTTTTACTCTACTTTAAATAACCAATAAGCTAATTATTGCGTTAGATTATAGATGAAGATAGTAAAGCCAATAGCAACTCCTCAAGAGTTAGACGTATTAGTCAGAGACCACATATCGACTACCTATGATATTACTATTGTAGACGAGAGTGAGCGAGTATCTACGCTTTCTAATGTGGTTGGGACATACGCAAACCAACGCCTCACTTTTGATATATCTCACGACTTTTCAGAGAAGTCTTTTTACTTAATGAAAATAAAGGTAGCTACAACAAGCGGTGGAGATTATGCATCATCGGACTACTCATCTTCAGACTACTCAATAGCAATAGGAACATTAAACGAGATATACAGAGGTAAGTTATTTACAACAGACGCAACAGATTTAGAGAAGTATGAATCTATAAGCTATAAAGAAAGAGAGACTACTAATAGATTTATAGTAAGAAAATAATATATATGTCAAAAAGAAGAAATTATATACCACAAACAAAAAAGGCAGACTATTCTGTTAGCGTAGTCGAGATGTCGTCTTATGTTAAGCCTGAGATAGTAGAAAATGCCTTAGATACTGAGGAGTGGGTAACATACGGAGAGGATAACAACTACTTTACCTATGTGAATGATAGATATTACGGAAGCCCAACCTCTAACGCTATCATTAACGGAATGACTGAAATGATTTATGGAGGTGGACTTAAGGTTGAGGAAGGTAGTGACCTAGACCAAGATAAACTCTCTGAGATGTTTGACGAGGATTCTGTAATGAATATATGTGCAGACTTTAAGAGGCAAGGGAACGCTAGTTTTGAGGTGTTGAGATTAAAAGGTGGCGGTTTTAGTATAAACCATCTACCTGTAGAGTCTTTAAGGGCTAATAAAGTAGATAAAAACGGAGTAATTAAGGGGTATTGGTTTAGTAGCGATTGGGAAAAGTTCACAGATACGGGAGATGAAGATGTAAAACCTGTCTTTATACCTAGCTTTGAGGCTAACCCAAGTGCTAATAAGAGTATATTCTACCTTAAAAACTATCAGCCAAACACATTCTACTACTCACCTCCCGACTATCAAGGGGCGTTACCTTATGCAGAACTAGAGGAAGAGATAGCAAATTACCATATCTCTAACGTAAAAAATGCTTTTGCACCTTCTGCAATCATTAATTACAACAACGGAGTACCTGACAAGGATACAAGAGATAATATAGAGCAAAAGACTAAGGATAAATTTACAGGTAGCAGCAACGCAGGCAGGCTTTTAGTAGCTTTTAACGATAGTTCTGATAATGCAGTAACTATGGAGTCGTTTCAACTATCTGACGCACACAATCAATATGAGTTCTTGAGCGGAGAGGCTAGAAAGCAGTTGATGGTAGGTCATAGAGTTACTAGCCCTATGTTATTTGGTATTAAAGATAACACAGGATTAGGCAATAATGCGGAGGAGTTAGATACTGCATCTAGGCTTATGGATTCTACAGTCATAAGACCTAAACAAAATGCAATAATTAAGGCTTTTACTTCTGTTTTAGATTCTTATGGTATAGATGTAGACTTATTCTTTGAGAACTTACAGCCATTAAGTGTTACAAGTGATAACCAAGAAGAGACGACTATAACAGACTCTAATACTGATGAGATAGCGCAAGAGGTTAGCGATACTGAGGCGGTTGAGGATGTGTCAATGAGTATTGACCTAGACTTAGATAGTATTGCTGACGACCTTATAGGAAGGGGAGAGTCTGAAGATGATATATTAGAAGATTTTGAGTTATTTGATGTAGATTGGTCTGAGACTGATGAGAATGACGACATAGAGGCTAGATTAAATAGATTAGTTCAATTTTCAGCAAGTGATGATAGTAGTCAAGATGGTGATATATTTAAGGTAAGGTATCTATACAAGGCAACAGCTAAGAATAAGCCTAATGACCCCAATAACCATAGACCATTATGCTCTAAATTGCTTAGTGCGTCTTTAATATATAGGAAGGAAGATATAGTATCCTTGTCTAGTAAGGGCGGTGCTGAGTCTAAGGGGGAAAGATATTCGGTGTTTTTACATAAGGGGGGCGCACAATGCCAACACGGATGGGAGCGTAGAATATTTAGAAAGAGATTGAAAAAGGACGGCACATCTTGGGGAGGTGGTGCTATGAATGGAGTTACTAAAGCTAAGATTTATGACGCTATTAGAGGAGATGCGAAAGTATCACAAGCAGCAGACAAAAAGGCTCTGATAGCCCCTAGAGATACGTCTACAAAAGGATATAAAAGATAAGATATGTCAATAGTATTACTAATATCAGACAACGATGTAAAAGAGTTTACTAGCCTCAATGGAAATGTAGACCCTGATTTTATAATGCCTCAGATATTAACGGCTCAAGACGTAGAGATTGAGAGGTTGTTAGGCACTAAGCTAATCAACAAGTTAAAAGATGACATTGATACAAGCGTTTTAAGCGGCTTTTATGAGGTTTTGGTAGATAAGTATATTAAACCTTGTTTAGCGTGGTATACGCTAGCTTATTTAACCCCATTTCAAGCATATCAGATAAGTAATCAAGGGTTATACAAACATCAATCAGAATCATCTATAACTCCTGATAAAAGTGAGGTAGATTATATAAGAGAGAAAGCATCTTCTACGGCTGAACATTACGCTAACAGAATGATACGTTATATATGTGCCAATTCGACAGAATTTCCTGAATACAATGAGTTAGAGGAGGGCGGTAAATGGTCAGACAAAGGTAACCAATCTTTTGCGGGGATAAACTTATAATTATGAAGAGGCGGTACAAGGTGAAGGAGGATAATCTAAAAAAGATTATAATGTACTTTAAGAAAGTAAACAAAACTGTTGACAAAAAAATAAAAAAGTAAATAATGGCATTAACAAAATCTCAAATACTAGCAGAAGTAAATAGCTTATTAGCTAGTGGAACAAATATAGAAGCGTCTGAACACAGGCAGACTATGGAGTCTATCATAGATAAGGCTTACGATGAGAATATAGATGGTGTGACTTTGGCAGCTGT